GCGAAAGTAGCGGCCGCCCGCAAGCTATCGGTAATAATACTAACGGTACCAGGGATGTTGGACTCTGGCAGTTTAATGATGACACATGGGCATGGTTAAAACCTAAGCTAGGTATAATAAGTGAACGTACTAACCCTGAAGTATCTACTGCAGTCGCAGCTTGGTTAGTGTATAATGATGGATGGCATCATTGGAACAGTAGTAAACATTGTTGGAAAGGAACTGATAATGATTTGTTGTGGAGTCAAACTAAACAGAGTATGCGTGGTAACTGACCAAGTATATTGTGATTATTGTGAGAAAGTGTGGGGACATGTAGATGACATGGCTTAACATAAACAAAATATTTAAAAAAGAAATAAATAAAATACTTAATCTTGTATGTGAAATATGTGGTATGAGTTACATGACAGATTTTACATTGGTTAAGTATTGTAATGATTGTATAGAAAAATTAGAAATGGAGATGGATAATCTTGAGTGGGAATAAACCATTTGATGTAAGTCGTGTAAACATATTTACACATCCTAAGTACATGAAAGTATGGGCTCAACAGTTTAATAAAGCATGTGGCAGCGATACGTTTAAGGTACAACCTGACATGGAAAAGCTCAGGTTCTTAATGGATAAATTCGTAACAGATTATAACTATCACTTAGAACAACTAGAAGGAGAAGAAGAGTAAATGGTGTATAACACTACAAGCACTAGATTCGTCAGTGCATCAGAGCTATACCACATCACGCCAGACACTACAAGAGTCAGATGGTACGAGTGGTTAAACGAAAAGATTACAGAGGCAGAGAAAGCAAATACATTTGGAGGTAAACGTTTACTAGGAGTAACAGATAAAGGTAATCCTATCTGGGTTACTATGACTATTAAACGTGACACATTAGATATGAACATAAAACTTTCACATGAATTAGATACAATACGAAAATCTAAGTTATGTCCTAGAGGTATTCGTATAGGTAATAATGAAAAGATTGGTAATATAGAACATGCTATGCGTCCTGCTACTAAGTCAGACCATGGCGAAGTAACACAACGTACATTAGATTATATAGAAAAACTTATTATGTTTAATGAAAGTAAAATACATTATACAAATGGTAAGTGTAATAGTTTAATGTTTATGAAAGCTGCACATTGTATATATAACGGCAGTCCTGAGAAGGGTAAATTTAGAGCACGAGATGTTATGAAAACATGGGACTTACCTAAGGGAAGTTACTTTATAATAGATTAATGAATGGACTATCAGAGATACGTGAAGAAGCAATGCAACGTGCTAATGGTCAATGTGAATGGGCATATTGCAATGATAGTAAATGGTTAGAACTTGCACATATACAGGGTATAGGTATGGGCGGTAATAAGAAACGTAAATTTGATATTAATAATGTAGCTATATTATGTAAGCATCACCACGATATATATGATGGAAGACAAAGAGTCGGAACTAGTGTAGCATATCGTGATTTACTTAAAGGATTTTTAAAAAGAGAACAGACTATCTAAACTATGGACGTTAGTATTACTTACCTAAGCCTAATTTTTTAAGTCCTTTATTAAAAGCTACTGCTTGTTTGTATGCTGAACGTCTAGTAACAAATGCTTTATCCATATCTTTATATGCTTGGTCAGTATTAAATCCCTCAGTTTTACCATGTCCATGTGTACCTATTAGTTTACCTAGTGACTTATACATATCATCAGCACGTTCACCTTTACGTAAAGCTTTATCACGTAATGATGTGTGTTGTTTCATACGTTGTTTTAGTTCTTGTTTACCAAGACCTGAATGTCCAGCACCTGTACTTTCGTAATGACTAGGCATTATGGATTTAACTTTGTTCCACGATTTATTAGGTTTCTATCTTCCCAACTTTTTAACCTAGCTTGACCTTTTGTCTTTCGACTTTTTAATGTTTTTTTAAAAGAACTTTGCAAAGCACTTTTTTTATTAGATGTTTCAAAACTACTAGCATATGCATTAGCATCATCTTTAGTTAATTTTTTGTAAACCCCTAAATTAAATTTTGGTGCAGGCATTACTTAGTAATTTGTTTCTTAGCGTATGTTTTAATAACTGCTAACGCAGCTCCACCACCAGCTAATGCTGCTAGTTGTAGTGTTTCTGCTTCTACACCAACTAAAGGTGCAACTGTTAACGCACCTATAAATGCTTCAACAAATGTCCAAGCAGTACGCTCTACCATATCTTTTAATTCTTCACTCATTTTATAACTCCATGCTTCATTCCAAGGAGTCCACGCAACGTCTTTCTTAAACGTCCCATCAGAATTTCTTTTACGTTTGAATCTATCAAACATTATCTATCCTTGTTAAGTATAGCACCTATACCTATGGCACCAAGTGTAGTAAATAATTTACCTTTACCTTTACCTTTGCCTTTAATTTTAGATAATCTTTGTAAACGTTCTGCATTTTTTTGTGCTTGTCTAGGTGTCATACCTTTTGAAACACCATCACTATATGCATCTTTTACACTAAATGGTTCATTAGATACAACAGCTTTAGGTGCATCAGGTGTAACAGAACTTACTTTATTACCTGATACTTTACTACCACCACTAAAGTTTTTAACTTCTCTACCACCTGGTGTTTTAAATTCTACAGCTGGTTTAGGTTGTAGTATGTTACCTTGTTTATCTAGACCTGTAAACGTAGGACCTCCTGGGTCTTTACTAGCTTTGCCTAATATACCACCTGTTTCTCCAAACATTGATTCACGAAAATCATAAGGTTGTGTTCTAGCTTCAGTACCACCTGTGTATAAAATTGGTTTAGGACTACCAGTACCAGCACCTTCACGTAATGCTTTTTCTACTGATGCTTGTGATTTAGAACTAGCTGATTGTGAATACTCACCATCTTTAAGTTTATCGTATGGTATTTCTCTAGATTCTAAACCTGTTTGAATAATTGCTTCTGATGATTTAATACCAGGACCTTTACCTTTAGATGTAGTAGGTAATGGTCTAGCATCTTCAATAGATAACTCTACATTAGTAGGGTCTACTCTACCACCATAAGCTTGGGTAACTCTTTTACGCATAGAACGGTCTTCATATGTTTCACCCATTGATTCTTGTGCTTTTTGTGATACTTGTAACTCTCTACTTAGTTCATTTTGTAATTTATTAATGTTACTACCTGCTGTCATTTCACCAACAGCATCACCAGATTTAATTGCTTTTTCATAATTAGATATTTCTGCATCTATTGCATCTTCAATTGCACCTTCTAAACCACGTTGAGGACTAAGTTGTTGTGATTGTTGACCAGCAAAAGGTATAGTATTTTTAGCACCTACATCACCATATTGTGTAGGGTTTGACATTGGACCACCTGCAGTAGAACCTTTTTTATTTGCAGCACCTGCAGAAAGTTGGTCCATTTCTCCACCAATAAAATCCATCTTTCTTTGTTTTCTTAAAGGGTCATTACCAGATGGGTTATATTCAGGGTCAGATTCTAAGTAATCAAAACCACCATCGTCATCATACAATTTTTTACTTCTAGGTAATTTCATTATTCATATCTCCTGCCGTCTAGTTTAGCAGACAAAGTTTGAACTTCACCACTTATCTCTTGTAATTTTTCCATAACGGTAGTTGATAGTATAACATCATCAGTTGATTTATTAGATACATTACTAATATCTACATCATAATCTATGTATGTAACTTCTACATTTTGTCCAGATTCAATAGCTGCTGCTACACGTGGGTATACAAACTTATACGCATCAACGCTACTGCCGATGAACCCATCTTTAGCTATACGATTGTTTGTTTGTGTGTTACCTAGTATTAAACAACCAGCTGTGTGCTCATCAGTGTTACCTGTATGCCACAGTATATACTCAAACCCTGGTACATCTTGTACATGTATCATACCTTTATGCATAGCACCATACTTACCTACATATCTATTATGAAATCCACCTTCAGTACGTAGCTTTAACTTGTATGTACCTGCAGGTATTCTAGTTTCACCCCAGACTTTAACATCACGTTGTTCATCTTCTAATGTATACGCAAGAAATGTACGTTTGTTATTATCTATTTCAAATAACAATCCTGATGTAGAATCTTTACCACTACTAACTCTTAATACTTCATACTTCATTTTTTATTGGTTCCCATACTGCACACCAACCATACGATGCTACTTCTTTAGCAAACTTAAGACAATAATTATTAGAGTAGTGCAGACAATTACTGCAGTACTGTCCAAGTTTAGGGCTATTGACAACGTATGCTCCAGGTAGTGCCATTACTTTTTCTTAATCTTTTTGGTTTTACCATTATGTGTACGTGCATAGATATGTGTTTTAGTAGTACGAATTACTGTACCTTTGTACGTTTTATCGCCCCATTTCCAACTTACTGTTCTTGCCATATTACCACTTAACCTTATCAGCCCAGTAAGCTGCAGACATTTTACCTCTCTTAATATTTTTAGCGTGTCTAGCTTTAAAAGATTTACGCTTAGCTTTAGACTTAGCGTCTGTTTTTTTACCTGCAGTCTTAGCACCTTGTTCGCCAAATCTAATCATCTTTATTTTGGAACCTTCTTTAGCTAATACTACATGTGATTTAGTAGCATGTTTAGGTGTACGTTTAGGTTTATTGTAACCTGAAAACTTTTCACCTCTATACTCTACTCCCATTATTTCTCCTTACAATTACCATGTTTGCAGTTGCATATTTGTACAAATGAACCATCTGATTGACTTGTAATCATACACATTATCTACTAACTTTCTTTGAACCACCTTGTGGTTTGTCTTTTCTAAAGCCTATAGTTAATAACCATATAGCTAATGTAATTATAGTAGCTAATCCTGTTACTTGTTGTGCTGAACCAGTTAATGTAAGCGTAGCAATAACTAAACCAACTAAAGTCCAACTAAGGTTTAATGTTTCCTTAATTATTTCTATAAACCAATTCCATATTTTTTTAATCATAATGTTTTCCTCATTACAAATGCTGCAATACTAACTATTCTAGTCAAAATAACTGGCACTACAACTTCTTGTGCTTTTTCTCTTTGGTCCTGAGTCATGTCATCACCTATGGTTGATAGGTTTATGTCTTGTATATCTACATCTACAAATACTTCTATTGGATTTTCTAGGAATGCTTCGTACTGTACTTCTGTAACAACGTCAGCTAAGGTGTAGTCTTCTACGTCTGCATTTTCTACAGCTCTTTCCACGTATTCTTCTACAGCTTCTGCTACTACAGTATCTGATTTAATAGCCTCTGCAACGATAGCAACATCTTCAGTTTCAACTTGTAGTACTTCAGCAACAACCTTAACTTGCTCCTGTGTAAGCTCTTCAACGTTATCAATGGCCTCCTCAACTACAGATTGTACTATTTCTTGTACTTCTTCAGTAGCTTTATCTAAATTTTGTACGCCAATATCATTGACTTCTTCAAGAACTTCTACTACTTCTTCGGTGGTAGCTTCTTCAACAACGATATCTTCAACGATTTCTTCAACTTCAGATACTGCAATAACGACTTCTTCCTCAGAAAGTTCTTCTGCAAGTTCCTCCTCAACATCTTCCTGTATTGGCTCATCCAAAACTTCCTCGATGATTTCTTCATCTTCCACCACAATAACAATGTCATCTTCTATAACCTCCTCTTCTATAATAAGTATAATATCTTCAGGTATATCTAGTTCTATTATCTCTTCAACAATTTCAATAAGTTCTATTGTATCTTCTATCTCTTGAATAACATCTACAAACTCTTGTATTTCTTCTTTAGATAAATCTTCTAGGTCAATAGTGCTATCCTCTAGCTCCTCAAGTATAAGTAATTCTTCTTCAGCATCTATCTCTTCAGCTTCAATAGCAGCTATCTCTTCTTCCGTGAGCTCAATAACTTCCTCTTCAATAAAAACATCTTCCTCTGTAAGGGTGTCATCTCCAAGTATCTCTTCGTCCAGCTCATCATCTATCTCTTCTTCGACAATATCAACAGTGTCATCAGGTATGTCAGTGCAATCACCAGGTTGATAACCGAACCAATCTCCACTTTCTACCGCCTCAAGGTATTGCTTATACGATAACGGATTGTCTGGATGTGGACATCCATATTCGTCCCAAGCAAGGTACGTAGTAATGTTATCTTCGAC